CCCCCGCGGGCCCGGGCCCCCCCGCCGCTGCATTTTCGCAGCCGCTCCGGGTGGCACACAGTTTCGTGGCAGTCCTTGCATACGCTGATAAGGTTGCGTTGCCGGTTGCCGTCTGCATCCGTGTACCAGATATCCAGCGCCAGCTTCGGCGCGCGGCGCACATGGTTGACATGGTGCACCAGCTCTGCCCGCCGGTATCTCCCGCGCTCCTTACACAGCTGGCATTCGTGCTTGTCCATGTCCAGCACCTTGTGCGACAACCGCACCCACTGCGAGGAGCAGTAGAACGGATGCACATCACCCGATGCTATCAAAGAGCAGAGCCATTTGTAAAACTTATCGGTCATATATCTGTACTATCCAGTTGCTTACAAAATATAAGCAGCACTCCCAGTATACATTCAGTTTCTCGGACAACGTAAACGGGTGGAGTGCTGCTGCATCCAGAACTTTCGCCGCCAGATGCCCGGCTATCTGCGCAGCCCCCTCACAGGGTACGCAGCTGGCATTCCCGGCAGGGACTGAGCCTGCAGCCTCTGGTTTTGGAGACCAGCGCTCTACCAATTGAGCTACGGGAATATATTATGCCGCGTGCAGGAATCGAACCTGCAACGACCCGGTTATGAGCCGGATGCTCTGCCGGTTGAGCTAACGCAGCGTAAAAGAATGCCCGCCTGCAATGCACGGTGCACATCATGCATAACAGGCGGGTAAAAATATTTTCGGATAAATTGTATCAGCAGCTTTTGCTAATCTGCGCGGATAACAGGCCGCGCCCCTTGCATACAGCCGCGCCCTCCGATCTCTGCCCTCGGCTCACGCTTTGTGCGGCTCGCCTGAAAACCGATACTCCAGACGATGCGCACAAAATTACTTTTGAATGCTATTTGAAAGATTTCCCGGAACACAGGTGCAAGCACGCAGCTTTTTGCAATAGACCAAAACAGTTTGCCGAAAAATTCAAGCATGGTTTGCACTCCTTTCCAAGGTGTCCACAGTGGACACCCGCCGGGTTTGATTTTGTTTTGTGTGCGCCGCTGGATCTTGAAGCGGACGGCGCGGTGATCCATTGAGCACAGGAAGATTCCAAAAGCCTGTGCTATGCTTCCCGCCGGGTCTCGTCATGAGGATGCAGGTCATTCACGTTTCCGTCAATGTCTGCATTATAATTTTAGCACATCAAAATGGGACATTCCGGACATTTCGACCTTTTTGTGACATTCCGACCTTTTTGTGACACGGCTTTTGCGTACCTACGCAGAGAAGTGATACAACGTGAATTATTTGTCAATCAGCAAAAACCGATCATTTTGAACACAAGACACGCCATTGCGTACCCAAGAACGCCGCCCAGTACGACAGATGCGGGAGTGAATACCATGAGTATCTTCCGCACTGTCCACCCGCTTTTCCATGCCCACCGCACGGAAAGCATACACACCGGAATACTCATGCAGGCCATAAGGACAGTGGCTGCCAGCCAGTAAAGCAAAACCATAAGGTTTCCTCCTCTTTCCTCTTTCGATTCTGGTTAGTCATCGATTTCCACGTCCCTGTTTTTCATCTTTGCCCCACAGCCGCCGCAAAAAGCATCTGTGCAGCAGGAAGTGTGGTGACACTTCTTGCAGCGGAACCATTCGCACGTCCACTTGTCGGGGTTCAGCTCCCACTCAGACACAGGCCGCAGGCTTTCCGGGTCAATGGGAGGACAGCTTTCAATAACTTTCCTCACGGCTTTGAAAAGCTCCTGCTTTTTGTAAACCATACTAATCTGCCGGTTCCCTTCTGCCGCAGCCATGGCAAGGTTCCATTCGCTATAACGCTTGTCTGCATTCTCAATGGCTGCATTGGCATCGATCAATCTCACATCATCCATTTTTATCCTCCTGCCCGGCTCGCCGGAATGCTTAGGCAAGCTACCAGTACAGTGGCTGCAAGCCAGTAAACCATAATCACAAATTAACCTCCTAATACGCAATCTGTTTAACAGTCACAGTTTTTTTATTTCACTTCCCATCCGATAAGATCGCAGATGCAAAATCTTTTCTTTTCACACCAGTGAACGATAAACCGTTCTGGAAGGGACGATTTTGGAATAGCAGTAGTCGATTGAGCGTCGCAAGATCCGTCTATCATGTCTCTAATTGCCCAAGCAACAGACCTTGTAATGCTCGTCATTTCCTTGATTTCCGCTCCACAGCAGCGGCACTTGAAAACACCGGTCATTGTTTCATCCATTTGCGTGCCTCCTGTAGTAGTTCATATCGACGGCCTGCCCGCAACAACGGCAGTACGCAACAGGTTTGTTGTCATTGACGTACTGGTTAAGCGCGTTGCATTCCGGGCAGTTCCACGACCCAGAAGGAGCATTGTCTGTGTATGGCCATCGAACGCGGCTTTTCAAAAACATCGTTTCAATGTCTTTTCTGTTTTGCGAATAATACAAAACGTCTGTTGATTCAACTTCGAATCTGACACATATTTTCCTGAATTTTTCATCCCATATCTCGATGCACAGTTCAGTCAGAATGCCCAGAAGGAAAATCATAATTCCGAAACCGCCAACATAGCAGAGCGTTGCGCCGATTACAAAAAAGACTTGGTTCATGTTGCATTTCCTCCGACATAGAGCCAAATTGTAAGCAAAACGAAAAGCACAGCAGACAAAATTGAAAACAGCGCAACAGGGCGGTCTACAAGCAACTTGACAAGGACTATAATCGCTAAAGTGATTGTTCCTGCAAGTAAAAGCAGTAGAAACGCTCCCAACATTGCAGCTTCAATAGTCATTTCTTCCCTCCGTTCTGTTCTGCTCTCCGGTTAAAATACACCACCGGAGAAACACCGCGCTCATCGCAGTCCCTGTTGTTAAAACTGACGATTGCGCCGCTGCCGTTGTAGTTGGAGCAGGCAATCAAGTCCATTCCGGTAATGGATTCAATTTCATCCGCTCTTGCTCCGCAGAACGGACACGGTTTGCATTTTGTAGTAATATGCGCTTTCACTATTCATCCTCCATCCATCAGCTCAACAGCAACTCAACAATTTCATTAAGAAATCGAACGATTTCATATACTGCGTGCTGAAATTTTCTTGTTAGCCTTATCGGCTGCTGATCCATAAGGGGTGTTCCATTGTCGTTGTTTCTCCACCACAGACGGCTCCACATCGGGCAACCCGGTTTTTCGCAGTCGTAGTAATGCTGAGAAAAACCAGTCCACGTTGGTTCTGCCCAATCATGGTATTTCCTGAATTTGCACCCTGCACATGGATTTTCAAGCGCTTTTTCTTTTTCTGCTTTCTTTTTCAGTTCTTCGATCGTGATGGTTTTATTTTTTTGGTTTTTACATTCTGGGTGATTTTTAATCCAGATAGGGCATGTATGGTCTTCGCATATTTGTTCAACTATCGTTTCATCCGCATAAATAAACGAAGTAAGTTTTGAGCATCCTTCACATGTGTTGAAATCGATTTTGCCCATCTCGTAGTGTAATTGTTTAGAAATTTCAGCGTCCTTTTGTCCATAACAATTTTGCAAAAAAGTTTCACAGTTTCCATATCCGGCAGCGTCTAGGTAACGCTCTATTTCAGCTTCCAATCCAGCTGCACGGACTTGTTCAAAACTAATCAGCCCCGATTTAAGATCGCTTGCAAGCCTTCTGAATCCTTCATCTGTTAGCAGGCTGCTACCCACAAGATCACCCCACATTCTTTTGGATCCACCGGTAAACCCTCCGGCGAATAGATTCTGCATCCACGTCAAAGCCCCGCTCGGTAAGCTCCACGGCAACGTCCTGCGGCTTTTTGCCCTCTACGCAGATCGCCGAGAGCATTGCCCGAAGCTCCGGGTCATCGCAGTCCTCCACCATGTGCACGCCGATGTTGTATAGCTTGTTCTGCATACGGTTGATATCCTTCAGCCGCCGGATCTCCGCAGCACGCTGGTTGTAGGAGGAATCTGCGGTCCCGGTCACTGTTACATGACCGAGAACGCAGCTGTTGCCCTCGCCGTGAGAAGCTTTTACCACATCCGAGGCAGCCTGCGGACCATCTGCCTGCAGGATCTCCAGCCGTTCAATGCGCTGCCGACGTTTGGCAATGTCATAGGGTATCGCATATAGACGACGGAATTCGTGTGGCTTCATCCGGCAACCTCCCAAAATTTATTTTAGCTCAAAGTAATCTGTCAGAATATCCGTGATGCCGGAGTAGAAACCTATCCAGCCGCAGGTGAAAAAGCTGTTGTCTTGCAGAATGATGGCGTAGTCATCACAGGTCTGACCGGCGTCCTCTCTGGTGGTGTCTATCCGCTTCCACAGCGTGGCCCCGCCGGGCAGAGGCTGCTTGTAATACGCAAGCCGGAAACGCACATCTTCCCATTCCAGTTCCCATGCAGCATTTGAGCCCAGCGTTTTTTCTGCCAGTTTGTGCAGCGTGTCCCGACCACGGGACTGCTCTTTCGGCGGCTCCTGCGTTTCTTTGCTCTTGGAAGCATACGCGCAACTGTATTCGCAGGTATCTTTGTTCTTGCAGTCGCGGCAGCACCCTGCACAGCCTTGGATTTCACCATGCTTAATAAAATGCTTCAGACCGGCTTCATTTTCGCACCGGTGCGATGCAGAATAATCGCATCTTTGTCCGCTATACACGGATGGGAGCGGAGTGCTTTTGCTTACAACAGGTTGCGGTGCATCAGTCTGGATTTTCCTTTGCTCCTCGTGAGCCTTTTTCACCAGCATTGCAATGGAATCCAATGGCGATTTCTGCTCAGCATGATCCGGGTTCACCGGTACCGTTTCCGCAGGTTCTTCTTTCTGCTCCGGTTCTTCCGGTGCAGCGCCCATAAAGCGCGCATAATCCTGTGCGCTGCGGTACGCTTCCATCAAGCCGATCTCTCCGGTCTTCAAGCGCTCCTTGATGACCTCATTCTCGCAGGAGGCAATCACGTTCAGCCGAGCAGCAGCGCCGGTGGACAAGCCCAGAATGCGGCAAACCTCGTCACGCACCTTACCTTCCAGCTGTCCGGCTGCTTTTTTCTTGGTCAGCGCATCCTTCAGCGCCTCGTACTGCGCCAGACGCTCACCGTCTGTCAGGTCGCGGGCGGTGGCGTTCGCCGTGATGAGCGCAATGCGGTCATCCAGTTTGCCGTGGCTTTCCCGGATCAGGCAGGGGAGAGAGTCAAACCGCGAATCGCCACACGCTGACAAGATGCCGCACGCCGCCCAGCGCCGGTGCCCGCTGATGAGCATATAACGATCCGGCTCGCCCTCTACCGGAATAACTTCCAGCGGCTGCCGGAGGCCGTTCTGCCGAATGTCATCCCTCAGGTTCTCCATATCGCCGAGGGTGTAGATCTCGAAATTTTCCGGGTTCGGGATGATATTCCGGCTCGGAATCATGACCACTTGCATCTGCTGCCCCGCCGGGGTGACCGTCTGGCTCTGGGCGTTCATCAGTCCGTTCAACAAACTAGCACTCATTGTTTTACCTCCTTCGGCGGCAGCGGCATCCAGCCCACAACAGGCCGGTCTATCTGGTTATTGTAAACCTCGTCCGGATTGAAGTGGCGGTATTCCCACCAACCTTTCGGGATTCGATAATCGTCGTGCTCCTCGTCGTATGTCCCCCAATCAGGAAGGTCTTCCCAATACCATACGCTATCTTGCAAAAAAACGCTCCCGTCTTCATAGTGTGCTGTCGTAATACCGTATCCGTCAATATCGTTGCGGTACAAAATCAGCACTTCGGTTTCGACCTTGGGCGGGTCTGTTTCTGGATTTCGCCACTCAAAAAACGCTTCATGAATCGGATCAGATGGAACATCTTTCAGCAGCGAATCTGCAAGGCCTATCAGCATTTCGGCACACGCTTCTTCGATTGCGCCTTTTATAAAATCTTCTGCACAGCCAGACATCATGAGCTTTTCGGCGTCATCTTTGCGCTTCTGGCCGGTGCCTTTCCAACTTTCTGCAACTTTTTCCGCATCAATCAGTCTCATTCATTCACCCTCCACGCATTTTTTTACCAGCTGCGCCAGCGCCTTATACTGGGCGCTGGTCTTGATGTTCCGGCAGACCTTGTGCACCGGCAAGTGCCGTGCCTTGGCTTCCTTGACCTTCACGCTGTAATCGATGCGCAAAATACTGTTATCCGGGTTGCGGAAGGCGGGCAAGTCCATGTTGGCAATCTCGTTGATAGTGTCCACACTGTACTTGCCACGGGTGTACTTGGTTGCCAGCACGCCCATCACTTCCAGCTGCGGATTGTAGGCATCCCGGATTGCATTCACCTGCTCGCGGATCTCGTCCATGCCGTCCATCGCCCACTCGTCGCAGTCCACCGGGATGATCACCCAGTCGGCGGCAGCCAGCGCATTGACGGTAGCCATGTCGATGTCAGGCGGGCAGTCGATAATGCAGTAGTCATAGTCATTGCGGATGGTATCCAGCGCCTTGCGCAGCCTGTCCCACTGCGGCCGCAGCACATCCAGCATCACGTTTTTGTTGGCAAGAAGCATCTCCATGTTGCTGGGTGCTAGATCGACGTGCTCAAAATCCGTCTGCATGATCACGTCCTGCATTTTGGCGTTCAAGGTGAGCACATCGCCCATGGTCTTGCGGCCATAAGCAAAGCGGTTGAAGAACTTGGTGGTGTTGCCCTGCTTGTCCAGATCCATCACCAGCACCCGCCGGGACCAGATCTCTGCCAGCAGGCATGCAAGGTTGCAGGCGGTGACGGATTTCCCCACGCCGCCCTTCAGGTTGATGATTGCGATTTTTGCCATTGTTCTCATGACGATATCCCCATTCTCAGATTCTTGCGGCTTTTGCGGCCTGCTGCTGGATGCTGTTCCAGCTTTTGGCAAACCACGCAAGCCATGTTGTGCATTTCTTGTAATAATTCGGCGAGCACGCCTTACAGGGGCAGTTGCGGCAAGGGCTGCTCTTTGGGAGAGGGTAGAGCTCCTCGTTCCAGATCTCCTGCATCAGCGCCTACCTCCTCCACCGGCTGCGATGCTGTTGCCCTTTGCCTGATAGTAATGCTCCATGGTGGTGGGAGCGTTCAGCAGCACCGCCCGTATGTAGCCCCGGATATTGTGGACAGGCTTTGTGCTGTTGAGCAGCGCATCCAGAACGTACTCGATGTGCTGGCTGGTAAGCTTGTCCAGCCGCTTGCGGATGGGCGGCGTCGTCTGCGGATACTGCCCGATGGTCTGGATCATGCTGGGGCAGCAGTACATGTCCGCAATGTTGTCCAGCAGTTCCTCCAATTTCTCAGGCTCGTACCGGCGCTCCAGCGTGTCCAGTTCCAGCTGCTCCCGGAATCGTTCCAAGACATCCTCTCGTGCGGTATCCAATCCATCCATCGTATCCGTTCCGCGCTCCTCGCGCGGATAGATAGGTTTCCCTATAGGTTTCCCTATATATTTCCTGTCTACACTTTTTGTAGGGGTCTGGATACACTTTTTGTAGGGGTTCGGGTACACTTTTTGTAGGGGTACATTTTTTGTAGGGGTACAATTTTTGTAGGGGTCTGCGCCATCCTCCGGCACCGTTTCCGGGGTTGGATTTCGGACTGCAACGTACTGGTTCACGAGGATGCCGCCCACCATGGTTTTGTGCTCCTTCAGCAGTCCCTTTGCTACAAGCTCCTTGACGATGTTCCGGGCACCGTTTTCACTCAGGCCTGTCCAGTCTGCAAGGTATCCGTACCCGCCCTTATAGACGCTCTCGCCGTCCTGAGAGAAGCCGTAGATGATGGCATACACCGTCAGCTCGTTGCCCTTCAATCCAAGCTCTGTGCGCATCCAGCGCTGCAGAACAACATAACTGTCCTGTTTCGGTTTTGTTTTGCTTTTCACGCCTTACCCCCCCCCTAGAACGGCAGATCGTCGTCATCGTTTATCACGGCAAAATCATCCATGCTGCCCTGCGTGTAGGTGGGCTGCGGAACGTTCTGCGCGGCTTTTGCCTGCTGCACATGGCTGGTGGTCTGCTGCTCGTAGGAGGGCGCGCGCTGGGCGTCCTGACGCTTTGCACCGGCAAAGCTGATATTATTCGCCACGACTTCCACAGCGGTTCGGCTGTTGCCGTTCTTGTCCTGATAATTCCGGGTCTGCAATCTGCCATCGATGGCGATCATGCTGCCCTTCTGGAAGTACCTGGACACGAAATCGGCCTGCTGCCGCCATGCCACGATATCAATAAAATCTGCCTGCCGCTCCTGACCCTGCTGCGCATAGCTGCGGTCGCACGCTATGCGGAAGCTGCACACACTATACCCCGCCGGGGTGGTGCGGAGTTCCGGGTCTGCCACAAGGCGACCAACGATTGCTATAATGTTGAGCATTTCAAATAATCCTTTCCGACCACCGCCATCCACTGGCGGTGCCCATACACATCCTCAAAACTGCGCTGTGCCTGCTTTTTCAAATACAGACGAAGCTTGTGGTCAAAGTGGGCGCTGTAGCCCGGCTCGTTGTGGTGCCGGTGGCAGAGATAGACTTTCAGGCCGTACCGCTCCGCCACCGGGCGCAGCGGACCGTTGAGCACATGGTGCTCTTCCAAGTCCTTGACGGTCACAACGCCGTACTTCATCCGGCAGACGTAACACTCCCGCCGGGTCTGCATGATGCTTTTAGACAAGCGACACACCATCCTTTTGCGTGCTCTCATAAGCCTCGCGGTAAGAGTGCACGTTCCCGACCTGATACTTCTGACCGTTGAAAAATTTAATGGTGAATCTCTCAATAAAGCCAGTCCGCTGGGCGGCGTTGATGCACTCTGCCAAGCCCCGTGCGGTGTTCCGGTCGGTTCCCTGCGCCATCAGCAGCTTCTTAAACCGTTTCTGTGTCATTTCCTTGGCACCTCCTGCCACTCTTGCCAGTAGGCGGTAACATTGGGGTCGTTGACGCCCATTTCCGCCAGCCGGTCAAATATGCCGTCGATCAGCTGCCCCATCTGCTCCGTGGTAAAGGTGCTGGAACCCTGACTACACTTGACTGTGCAGCGGTTGCCGTTCAGCAGCTCCACAACGTGCACAAGCCGGTAAGACTTGCGCAAGATGGGCACAGCACCCACCGGAACCTCCAAGTAGTCGAACGCCGCACCGTACTGCTCCAGCATTTCGGTGTAGCAGTCCTCCGGGGTCACACCGCCGGTGCGCCCGCCGTTGTAGTGGTCGGCCATGATGGTAAGCAGCGCCCACATCATACGGTTCTGGGGCAGGGTACGGCTTTTGCGTTCGAGGTCTACCGACAAAATCAGATGCAGCGGCTTGCCGTGCGCCAGCTCGTCCAGCTTCTGCCGGATCTGTGTTTCCACAAACTCCGCAGAGTTTTCCACGACCACCCGCCGGGCGACCGGGTCATATACCACCGGAAGCTTACCGATCACGCCTCTGGCCATAAGATTTTCTTACCCTCGCCGGTGATAAACTGCACCATGGTAATGCTGCCCGCGTCATCGTAGGCAAAGCGGTCGACCTTCAGGTTGGTCTGCAACCGACAAACGCCCTTGTCATCTTTGGCGATGGGTACCTGCGTGCTCTTAAGTACAATGTCGTCCAGCTCCATCACGTCCCTGCCGACACCCCAGAAGGAGGCAGCGGACACAAAGCTGGTGACCTCCCGCATCAGAGCCGGGTCACGGCAGGGGAGGGAAAGCCCGCCCGCGTCCTTATAGACGAACTCCCGCTCCTGCGGGCTGTATACGCCCACCTGACACCACAGCCGCCCATCGGCAAAATAGCGCCGCATGGTCCAGCCCGCAGCGCCAAAGGTCTTGTCCATCATATCGCGCACGGCATTGGCGCCGGGGAGCAGTTTCAGTTTGATTGCATCCTCGCTGATGGCCTTAACCAGCACCGAGACCGCCTGCGGGGCTGTCTGCGGGGCTTTTGGCACTTCAACGGGGAACTTGACGTCCGGGGCACAAACAGCCGCAGAAGCGCTCTTCTGCGGCCTGCCGCGCCCGGAAGCTTTTGGCGTTGCCAACCTTACCACCTCCATCAGTAGGGGCTGGAGGTGGCGATCTGCGCCGCCTCGCCCAGTGAATACTTGTCGATCATAACGCGCATCTCCGTAACCACCTGCTGGATGGTATCCGGCGGCAGCTCTGCCATGCGCATGGCGGCGATGGCGTAGCCGGTGGCGGTCTCCTCGTAGGTGGGGGATTTAGGCATCGGGTTCATCAGCGTTTGCAACCGCATCCAGATCCTCCTCCGCTTCCAGCGCTGCGTCATTGTACGGGCATCCGCGCACCTGGCTTTCCAGAATGCTGCGGCAGAAGGTGCAAGCGTCCCGGGAGTCCTGCACGTTGAGTGGCTCTGCAAAGTCCCGCAGCACCTTTATCATGGCTTCACCGGCCCTCTTGGCCCGTGCGCTGTACTGGCGGCGGAAATGCCCGCCTTTACGTTCGTGGATCATAATACATACCTCCATATATTTTTTTGGCAAACAAGCATAAATGAATTTCTTCGCATTGCAGTTGCTTTTCTTTGCCTTTGCTCCGCTTCTCCTAGCGATGCGAAGCATTGCCATTGCCACGCACGGCTCCGCTTCTCCTTGAGTTGCCTTGCCTTTGCAAATCTCGTCAAATCAGCGCATCGCCTTTGCTACGCTCCGCAAAGCGGTGCCTCGCCTTAGCATTTCCCTGCGCATCAAGGCTCTGCCGCTGCAAGGCGTTACGGTTCGTGGCTAAACCACGCCATCGCTTTACTTGATGATTTCATAGGAGAAACGGCCTTTGCCGGAATTGCGCCACTGGCCAATGCCGCGCAGAACGCCATAATCAAGCCATTCGAGGACTGCCTTCTCGTGGGAATCATCCATGCATAGCACTTCAAACTCACAAGTAGAACCTGCAGGAATCTGCTCAGAGTTGGAAAGACTTACGCGCTCACCCTGCGCGGTCTGGGCGCGGAGTGGACGTTGGCACTCAGTCATCTCACCGCTGGCATGGATGGGAATCATCCGGGGCGAAACAAAAATCAGACCATCAATGACCTTCTTGTAAGCGGTGATCTTGCCGGATTCGTTCACGGCCTTTTTCTTTCCAGTCTCTGTCTTGCCGCCAATACGGCTTAGCATTCCGCAGGAATCCTTGAAAAAACCTTTGATCTGGTAGTCATACAGAACAGGTTCTCCATCATCATTTCTGGGAAATACCGTCATACCCTTATCGGATACGAAGTCCGCTCCCAGAGCTGCCACCTCATCTTCGATAGTAGCAGCATCGGGGGACTTGCTGGCAATAAACTCTCGGGCAACGTTCTGGTTGTTAGGCCATGTGCCCAGCACAGGCTCGATAAACGTCAACTTTACTTTAATTCTTTTCATGACAATCACCCTAAAACCCTTTCACATACGATTTGTTTGCGTGCGCATTGCGCTGGCAGCGGCTTTTGTTTTACTTCCTGCCGCCATTGGAAGGCTGTCTATGTTCCAGCAGTCACCGACACTACTTTTCAACTGTTTATTACCGGGTGCGAGTCTTACGGATACAAAGTCACCCACCTTTTGACGCAGTAGGTTGTTGCGGATTTTTTTACTAGTGCTGCTATCTGCACATTACCGGCTTCTCTAGGCCCGCCGGGGTCCCGTGTGGTCCCAATCCACACATCTTGTCACAATAGGCGCAAAACACAAAATAATGTTTCGGCGGCCTAAAGGGGATGGCAGCGGCTTTTGTTTATCCACCTGCCGCCATTGGTGTGTCGGGGTCAGTGCTCTTCCAGCCCCTCCAGCTCAGACATGACGCCGAGGATGCTCTGGATCTGTGCGGCAGCCTTGCGGCCATCCAACACCATGTACTCTGCGTTTTCCCGCTGGTAGTCCTCGCTTGCGTCCAGATAGTGCTCAAAGGCGTTCATACTGTCGGTGCAAATGCTCATGGCAGCCAGTATCAGATACCGGCTTGCGGTGGTGATCTCGCGGGTCGGTGCGCCGCGGTCAACGCTGTCCTTCACCGCCTGTGCTGCCTTTTCCGGGTCGATCAGATTGCCCGCCGGGGCAAAATGCCGGAAAATATCAAAGCTTTTTTTGGTTTCCATCACGTTATATCCTCCTTCGGTAATCGTTCGCGCAATACTTCATATTTTCGCGCATTTCCTTTTCTGCTGTGGCAGATGCTGGACAAGAATGAATTGGTTGTTTTGTACCCTAGCGCCTTTGCAACGTCGCTAGGAGAACCGCTGCACAGCAACTGCCCCGTTTTCTTGTCCCAGACGGTATACCATACGCAATCCAGCCGTCCGGTCATATCAGTAAGTCCCAAATTCCTGATCCAGCAGGGTATCCAGCCGGATCGTGTTGCCCCGGCCGGAGCCTTCCTGCCCGGCCATGTTAGACCAGCCTTCCGGGTAGCGCTTGCGCACATACCGCGCCGGGATGCCCATACATACGCTGACCTGCTCCAAAGTCAGCCGGATGCAGCCATATCGGCCAAATATAGCAGCGTAGCTCTCATGCCACGCTGCGGGTCTAGTAGATTTTGCCACGTTCCTTCAACTCCTTCTGTCTGCGCTGCCACTCCTTAAACTTGCCGTAACTCATGCCCTTGGCTGCGGCAGCGGCGTTATCATCCACGATCAGGTCGTGGTTGGTCTTGGGCTTTTCCTTGAGTTTTACAATGCAGGGCTGCGTGCCGGTGTCCACGCTGGACTTCCCATATCTGCGCTTTTTACAGGCATCGCAAAACATTTTGCCGGGGTCGACGCCGTACATCATCGTGCCGCACTCTTTGCAGGGTTTGTCTACCTTGCGGTGCCTGCCGCGAGGTAGCTTCTCCTTCGGTGCAGCCTTTTGGGGCGGCGCGGGCTTTTTGACCTTCGGCTTAGTCTCCCGTGCCCGCCGGGCACGTTCCCGCGCAGCTTCCAGATGTATCTTCTCGCTGCAGGGAATGCAGTATATCCGGTTCGGCGCAGACCCCGCCGGGAGCGCCTTTCCGCACGCGGCGCAATACCGCACCACGGGCGGATTTGGGATTTCCCCGAGGATGTGCTTTTTCTGGTAGTTGTGATTGATTTCTTTTCTGCGAAGCTTACGGCAGGCATCGCAGTACAGTCTGCGACTTCCGGTGCCTGCCGGCAGCACCGCGCCGCAATCTTTGCAGCGGCGAATAATATCACTCATGGTTCCGTGCCCTCTCATAGATCCGCTTCCGCGCCGCCCTTCTGCGGGCGTTCTCGGCACGCATGTACGCGTCCAAGCGGAGCAGCAGGTAAGGCCCTAGCACCAGCGCCGGCGCGATGATCATCACCATCAGCCACATCTCGGTGCAGGCTGCGTGGTAGGGGTCGCGGCCAAGAGCGACCATTAGATCAGCCAAAATAAATGAACAACTTCTCATACCATCAAACCTCCTATGCGCCACGAAAGCACCATAATTAAGCCAAAATACGCCAGCCAGACCCCCAGCATTTTGCGGGGCGGCCTTGTGGCGCAGATAAACAAAAACGCCATCAGGCAGCAGCCTGCCATAAAGAACATCAGATAAGCCAACATCCGCGTCACCTCATTTTCAGCGCAATCTCAATGTCTGCACGGGGGTTATCGTTATAGTACAAGCCGTTGATGTACTTGCGCACAACGCTTTCGCTCCAACCACACGCCGCCGCAAGATCGCGGCTGGTCATGTTGTTTACTTTCATGCGTTTTCTCACTTCGCCCATCCATTCAGGCGTAACGGTCGTCCGTTTCATTCTTTCACCTCGCTTGCGCACAATTGTTCATGTTTTCCCGCAAAAAACATTGCCAAGCCATACAAGATGGTGTAAAATGATATTGCGGTTATCATTTTTACTCTTGGCAACATTTTTTGGTTTGGGGCAGAAAGCAGATCGGAAGGTACGCGCGACCCTCTGCTTCTTGCACCCGGTGCCCGCGCATAGGCACCTGATCAACAGGACGGTATAAGAAAATTCCCCGCTTAGCTGTGAAGGCTCACTGCTGCGTGGCAGCCCTGTGAAGTACCGGCAGTGATCGGAGAGTATGGGGACTTCTGGTCAGCCGCTCGGTATGTTTGTATTATAACTCTCAAAAACTCCCAAGTAAAGAGAAAAGTTAGGAGTTTTTGAGATTTAGCAAAATGCACAAAGAATGGAGGTGTTTTTTATGTTCTACGAAAATTTTGCGTTTTATTGTACCAAAATCGGAAAATCCGAATCAGCGGTCGCTAAAGATGTTGGAATTACGTCTAAGTCTGTTACTGGATGGAAAAACGGCGCTCTCCCAAGAAACAGCACCTTGAAAAAGATTGCAGACTACTTTGGCATTACCGTTGACGAGCTTATGGGCACAAAAAAAGAGCCCGCCGGGATGGGCGAGCTCGATGATGTGAAAAAGCAGGTCGTTGAGTTAATGGATGATATGAGCCAAGAGGAAATCGATGCACTTTTTACTTTGCTCAAGTCTAAAGCAAAGAAGTGACCGATTCGTTTTTGAGCTTTTCGGCTTTTCGCTTTTTCAAAAATGCGAGAGTTTCATCTAAAAGCTCTGGATGTTCGTCCAAAAAGTCCAAAATGTCTTTAACGGTCACTTGCAACACTTCCTTTCGTTGTATTCGCAGTTCTATATTACAACGGCTATAAATTGAAATCAAGAGGAAAGAGGAATTTCGAATGAAAATTGCTGAAAAATGCAAAGTTATTGTGGCGGGCGCAATTGTGGCTGCGCTGATGGCAGGTACTGCATTGCCCGCGCTGGCCGCCAGCCCCGCCGGGGACGTTCCCTTTGCGGTGCTCGCGCAGCAGAATGACGTGAATGCCGACAAGGTGCAGGCAATCAAAGACGCACTGGCGAACATTGATGTATCATACGAGGATGGCGTCTGGCTTTTTGAATCCGCTTACGAAAATTACGAAACAGACAATAACAAAAGCTACGTGATGCCGTATGTGTATTCAAACGGTGAAACTGTCCGGTTTGGTATGAGCTTCACATCTCAGGATACCGAGGGCTATTTTTACTGGAACGATGTAGATGTTCTGATTGGCGAATACAATAATTATACCAGTCAGACGAACTACAAGTTTAAGAAAGTTTCGCGCCAGTACTATCCCGATGACCAGATTTTTTATGAAAATGTATCCTTTGGCGGGAACGACGAGGATATGGACTGCCTGAACCGCATTCTGAGTGCCGGCACTGCATATCTGCGTTTCAATGGCGCAAAGGTCAACGGAACGCAAAGAACGCAGACCACGATCATTGATAGTGAAAGCCGACAAGGAATGACGGATATCATCAACCTGTATAATCTGCTGCAAAGCGCCACGGCTGAAGAGCGTGTTGCCGCTTTCGCTACTTGATTAAAAGAATTAGGAGGAAAAAACTGTGCGTTTAAAGAAAAAGCATATTGCGGCAATTGCATTGAGCGTGGCTATTTGTGTAGGTGCCACCGGTTGTAAATCGGAAGAAGTCAAGAACACGGAAAAGCTTATTAAAGAAATCGACAGCACTATCACATTAAGCAGTGAAAGTGCTATTGAGCAGGCAGAGGCAGCCTACAACGCTTTGGGCGAAGAGCAAAAGGAAGTAAGCAACGCGCAGCGGCTTACAGATGCCCGCGCCGCATACGATGAGCTATACCAAAACGAGGTTGCTCCTGTTGAACAGGCAATAGCTTCTATTCCTGACGAAAGCGCCCTCCTGACGGACGATAACGCAGAAAAACTTGTGGAGGCTGCGCGCCTGTCTTACATCCGCGCAAGCGATGAAGCACAAAGCCTTGTTTCCAATTATTCTGTTCTTGAGAATGCTGAAAAAATTCTTGAAGATGCCGGAGTCCAAAACGCTATTGATGCAATCAACCAGATCGGCGACGTAACGCTGGACAGTGCAGAAATGATTGAGGCTGCCGAAGCCGCATATAATAACGTGGAACCCGCCAGACGGTCAGACGTGACGAATTACAATACGCTTCTGGATGCGCGCTCGGCGTATTCTGATCTGGAGAAGCAGGCCAAAGAACAAGCTTTGCAACAGGCAATGTCTCGTCTGACAAAAAAAGTAGACAGTGTAGAGAACATAACGTGGTATTATCCGTCGTGTTTTCCGACGTATATCAATACACGTAATAATGTTTTGCCGTATCTCGGCGAACAAAATGGGCACTACTGGATGCGTCTCATCTTTGATTATGCTGGGAATGACTGGATCTTTATGGATCAGGCAATTATAAACGTTGATGGGTCTATTGTGGATACTGTTGACTTCGGCTATATGGACGTTCAGCGGGATACATGGCTGGGAGCAAAATTGTCTGAGGTTGCCGACATTTCGCCAACTGACAGCCAGATTGAAACACTCCGCAAAATAGCAAATTCTGAAAAAACCACAATCCGTTTTAAAGGAACGTATCAAAAAGACTTCGAAGTTTCCGCCAAGGATAAGCAGGGAATCAAAGACATCTTGGCTGTATACGATGCTGTAAAATAAAAAAGGTGTCCACTGTGGACACCTTGAATGCCCTGCTGACAAAGGTTAACGGCACAGTTAATGCTCCTGATCACACGGGCAGGGGGACACTGCCGGCACTGCAACGATGCGCCCATTGACGTTGCGATACCGTGCACCGGGGTCGTGGCCGGCGTCGTGATCCTTAACGGCAGCCTTCAGAATCTGGTAGGCGGCATCATAGGCAGACCCATCAGACCCGGCCTGCGAGAGATGATAGACAAGCTTGCGCACGTCGTTCTGTGCGTAGGCGTAGAGCATAGCTTCCTTGGTTTTTGTGTTGGTCATAACTTAGCCCTCCCACGGTTTGCGGCTTCCATCAGCGTTCTGCGGTTTGGATGCCGGCATACCGTCAATGATTACCATATCTTCCGGGATTTCGTTCAGAACCTTGATGTTATCCATTATTTTTGCACTCCTTCTGGATTTTTTTGACAATTATGTTATAACACGGAAAAAGGAACAGATTCGACATCATATTTTGGAAGTTTATGGTAAACCAAAAAAGACGGGAAATCAGTCGAATTTTGTGTAATTGTCGAAAAAAAGGGGATGTTTGGGAATGGATGATTGGGTTTTGCGTGTTGCGGAAACATTGGAAAAAGCAAGGGCAGAGGCCGGAATCAGCCAAGCCACACTTGCGAAACGAATGGGCGTAAGCCGACAAAGCGTAATTAAGTGGGAGCAGGGAATCAACGCGATCTCCTTTCCTATGATGATGCAGTGGTTCGTGGGCTGCGGGGTTTCCCTGGAACGGTATCTGGATTCCTGTATCCACCCGGGGCTGCTGGAACGGCTGGAAGAGGACCCCACCGACAAAGAAAAACGTCGAATGCTGCACGAGGCCATCGAAGAATGCAGTGCATACGAGGTAGACACGCTCTTGTACATCCGCTACGGCGCGCACGGGTCGGACCATCTGAGCGTGCTTACCGAAATGGTGGCCAACCTGCACACGCCGCTGCGGGATAGGGTGGCCGTGGTCAATACGATTCTGAGCCACTACGAGATTGCCACTGCCACAAAAACGGACGTAGATCCAGAAGGGCTGCAACCGAATATTGAAATGCTGTGTCAGGCGCGCGACTGCGGAATGGCGGCAGCAAAAAATACGGAAGATGTCTACTCCATTAACAAGGAGGCGATAGAGAATGCCAAGAAAAAAGACGAAACGCACTGATGGCCGGTATGAGATCAAGCGAAAAATGCCGGACGGAAAGTATAAGCACTTCCTGGGCGCCACGGTTGCCGAAGCAACCGCAAAGTATGAAGAAGCCTACCGGCAGGCAACACTGGAAGAAAGCAAAAATAACGGCGGTGCTACCTTCCGAGAAATGGCAATAGCATACAAAGATTACATTACAGGCTCGACAAAGCCGGTAAAACGTGGTACAATTAACGCCTACGTCAAGAATATCCCTCCGCTTCTGGAATGCTTTGGCGACACGCCGATGGCCGACATTGACACGCAGGCAGTCTGCGGATACATGGAGCGCATGAAGATGGACGGCAAGGCGCTGCATACTATCACCAATGCAAAAAGCGTGCTGTCCTGTATCTTTACCTTCTGGTGCGCAAATTATCACGGTACCAGTAATCCGGTTCTTCTGGCAAAACCGCCCGCCGGGATGAAAAAGGGCAAGCGTCTCGAGCCGACAAAAGCGCAGCGGGATATCATTGACGCGCATCCAGAGGGGTGCGGTTTCTGGGCGCAGCTATTCGAGTACACCGGGCTTCGTCTTGGCGAGGCGAACGGTCTGCAGTGGAAAGACGTAGATTTTGTGCGGAATGTGATCCATGTGCATTCTGCAATGCCTTGGGACCGTAACCACGCCTATGAGGAAACGCCAAAGTCAGAGAAGGGATACAGAGATGTGCCCATCCTGACGACCTTTCGCCCGATGCTGTTGGAGCAAAAAGCCGGTCACGCAGACACGGACTATGTAATGTCCGGCGAAGCGAAGCCGCTGTCTCAATCGCAGTACGAATGGCGCTGGGCGATCTACTGTCGTGATCTCGGCCTGAGTGAGAAACAGGAGAAGCGCGCCAAAATAAAAGATAAGCCGGGCGAGTACAGGGTGTACTACAAATGGAAAGCGCTTGTAACTGCGCACCAGTTCCGACATTTTTACGCGACAAACCTTTTTTACGCCGGTATCCCGGACATGGTGGCCCAGAAACTTATGGGTCACGCAGACATTTCAACGACCCGAAAGATATACCAGCAGCTGCGCGATGAAGAAGACAAGCAGTACATCGCAAAGCTGGATGCGTATGTCCAAAGTAAAAGATAGGTCTGCAAAAAGTCTGCAAAGCTAAGAAAAAACACGACTTGACGCGATATAAAGGGGGTTCGAGTCCCCTCCCTCGCACCAAATGAAAATCCGCATGAATGCTGGAAAATCCAGTGCTCATGCGGATTTTTTGTATTTGCAGTAGTTCGGATACTATCGAATACTAACCGATATTTGCACTTAATTGCTATCCGAAAGTCTGCAAAAAGTCTGCAGACCTTATCCGCGCTCTACAATGCGCTCCCAGTACTCGACCAGTTTACCATCCACAGCGTCTTTGTCCTGCAGGAACGCCGCAGCCATATCTGCGTAGAAGTTGGTGTTGTCCACGCTGTACATTTTTGCGACTTTGCCGTAGTCGCTGTACATCATGTTCATCGTAGCCCAAAAGTCGTTTTTATCGCAGGTTATGCCGCGCTGTTTCGCAACGTCCTGCGTCTGCTCCATCGTCCAGTGGCAGCCTTTTGTGCCGTCAGCGTTCACCATGCTGTCGCACCATTCCTCCGCTTCATCGTGTGTGAGGTGCTGGCGTGGCATCTTGATCGAGCGGCTGTCTGCACCGCCACGTTCGTACTGTCCAGAACGCTTGTCCCAGTCGCCATGCTGCGAGAAACCGATTTGCGGCATCTTGCGCCCATACTCTACGTCAGGGTAGCGGGGGATAGGGTAGGGGTCGATGTAGCGGTTCTCCTCCTGCGGATAGTAGGGATAGCGGTCGTTGCCACCTTCAAGCTTACGCAGACGGCGTTCCAGTTCACGCTCTCTGCGGTCACGCTCTTCCTCAAGGCGGTCACGTTCCGGTTCACGGCTTTTGTCGTGGTCACGAAGCATCATCATGCGGCGAAAAGTGTTCTTGCCCATAATCTAACCTCCTCAAGAAATGGACTCGGGCGCACCGGCGTGGGAACGGCAGAAGCATCCAAGATATTTGAACGTTCCGGTGCCGGTCGCAGACGTTGCAACGCGGGTAGCATAGCGAGTGCGAGTGTGGATGCTCTCAGCGGTTGCCTGAGCGCAGTTGCAGTCGGGCCGGGGGGGTGCGGGCGTACCTGCGCCGATGGTAATGACCACAGGGGCGTTGATGGTGGTCGTGTCCGGGATGCTCTGGGCAACCACGATGCAATACTTCTCTCCGTTCTGGTATGCGCCAGCAGGGATGTTGATGGTCAGCGTGTCATTGGCGAACGTCACCGACTGGCTCAATACCAGATGCGGGCAGAGTTTGCAGCTTGTTTTGCAAGCCATAATGTTTTCCTCCTAAAAAATCAGGGGCAGAGGTGTCTTACCCCTGCCCCGATGGTTCACCCGGTGTTATCGGGGAGTGTGTTGGTTAGCAGCAGCCGCAGCAGTTCACGCCCACGTTGGGGTTTGCCACCTGATAAGCGGGAATCGGACGAGGATTGACCCGGTTCAGGATGGTGTCAGTCTGCTGAGACATCACGGTGGTCAGAAGCGCATTCTGACGGTCCTGAGAAGCCGCGAACTTGAGGCTCTGGTTCTCAGCAGTCAGAGTGGCAATCTTATCCTGCGTGAAGTAGTCCATCATGCTGCGGAAGTTGGCGTTGCAGTTGTCCACGATGGCGCGGGCGTTGTCTGCGATAGCCTGACGGGTAGCGCAGTCCTCCGTTGCGATGGTGTATTTCAGGTCGCCGATCAGCTGCTTGTTCTCGCAGCAGCAAGATGCCAGCTGCGTAGCAAGTGCGGTCTGACCAGCCTGCCGAGCGTTGCCCTCCTGCATGATGGCAAGGCTGATGGCGTTGTCGCCGTTGGACACGCTGCGTTCCAGACCGTTCACGAGCTGTGCGTTCTGGTAGCCAAGCTGACAGATGGCGCTGTTCACGCCTGCAAAGCCGTTCGAGATGTTGGTGTTGACGCCGTTCATCTGTGCCAGCTGGTCATAGCCCAGAGAGCAGATACCGCTCTGGATGCCCGCCAGAGAGCGGGAGGTATTCTGCTGGTTGAAGCCATCAGACAGAGCCGCACGAGTGTCTGCGCCGCCCTGACCGGTTGCGCCGGTGCCTACAAGATACGGGATGTAGTTCGCCATACCGTTGTCGCTGCCGTTGCGCCCGTTGCCGTAGTTGCCCCAGCCGAAGATGATGGCGAGGATGATAACAGCCCACAGACCCTCGTTGCCGAAAAATCCGCCGTTGTTATTGCCGCCGTCCTGCCCAGCCAGATAGCCAGTTGCAAAATCGTCCATAACAAAACTCCTTTCAGTTTTGCGTTATGCCATCCCACCGCCGTATGCGATGGGCGAAGCCAAACAAATGCGGTTTTTGTCAAGTCCGCAAAACTGAGAAGCGTTTCGCTTAGAGGGATGCTTTATCGGGGCAACGTCAAATTCAGGACGCTTGCCAGCTGGTTCAGGTCGATGCCACGCTCTTTGGCGAGGTTCTGCGCCATCATTCGGAGTTGTGCTTCGTTTTTGCCCTGAATCAGGTTCAAGCCCTGCATGATGGGGGCGCTCTGCCCACCCAGCTGCTGGATAAGCCCCATCGGGTTTTGTCCGGCACGAGCCAGATTTGCAAGCTGCATGATAGGGCTGTGAGTAATCATATCAAACGGAGAGGGCATCGCTTATTCTCCTTTCTTCGCTGTGGCAGCGGGCTTAGAAAAGCTCTTCTGCCACTTTTCCAGTTCATCCAGCCGATGCACAAGGGCGTTGTACTGATCAATAGGCACATACTGCTGTGTCGGTGCAGCGGTCTGCTGTGCCTGTTGCGCCTGCATCTGTCTCCATGCTTCCGGGCTGTAGAACTCCTGCACATAGGATTCGCAGGTGTCCGGGTTGAGCCGCTTGCAGTAGATCACGCCGCTGCGCAAGTCGGGGCAATAGGTCGGTCTGCCGTACAGGTCAGACGGTATTGCCAGAAATTCCTCCCTGCTGGAAACAGGTCTGCCAAGCAGCCAACCGCCGTCCTGTGCCGACTGCTGAACAGGCTGCTGCCCATTCATCGGCTGCGGACGCTGCGGCTGTGCCTGCTGCATCTGCGTGTTCGGCAGGGGAGTGGTAAGGCCTACTGTTCCCATGCCGCCGTAAGGATTGACAGGCTGCTGCGGAACGTAGGGCGTTCCGGGTATCTGGTAATAGCTCATAATACATCCCTCCTGATGTGACCAGTGTAGCGCATCAACAAAAAGTGAAGGACAACGAAGGAACAACGAAGGACAAAAAAGCCCCCACACTGAAAAAAGCAGTGTGGGGAAAAATACGTTCAATGGGTATAATATTTTTGAAAAAAGCTTGACTTTTGTACCCAATGGGCGTATATTATAGACAGTAAAGGAAACCAAAATCGCGCAAAAAGGAGATAACTACCATGACCAGCTTTGAGACTAAAAAGAAGATCGTTCTTGCAGGCGACAGCCGCATTTTTAAAGACTGGGCTGCCCACTCTACCATCACGATGGACGAGTTTATCTCGGCGCTTCAGTGGCTGTGCGAGGATGCACTGGACAAAAACGGCAAGCTTACCCGGGAAATCGCGCTTGCTCCCGACCGCATCGTGAAGCTGCGCCGCGTCAACGATAGTCTGGGCATGACAGCCTTCTATGAATATCCCCGCGACAACGGCAGCGATGGAGAGCTCGGCTCTCTCTGGAGCGGTGAGAAGTTCCCTGATGGCTTTGTGCGCAAAATCAGCCTGTCCGTGAAAGACCGCGTTTGAAAGGGAGCGAACAAAGATGGCAACTGCAAAAGAAATTGGAATCGGAATAAAGAATGCGCGCCTTACCGTCGGTATCACGCAAGCAGAGTTAGCTCGTAGACTTGGCGTTACACCTCAAGCTATCAGCCAATATGAACGAGGGGAAAAAAAGCCTAAAATTGAAACAATCAAAAAAATAGCAGATGCATTGGGTGTAAGTTGGTTTCAACTATCTCATCTTGATGATTTGGTTGCTACTTCTGAGGAAAGAGTTTTGGACAAAGAGGAAGTATACCAAAGTATAGCGGTTGATTATACTACCGCTGAACTTTTTGTTATGGCTTCTGAACCGGAAGCATCCCGTGTGGCGTTCCTCAACAACGTGACCATAACCGTCCCAGACGATGCTTCCGGCTGCGTAGATCTGGATGCCGAGAAGGCAAGATTGTCCACTATCTGGGACGTGGCGCATTTGTCTATGAGAGAGCTGGTGGCCCGCACTGGCCTGTCGCAGACCGCTTTTGCAAGATGCGCGGGCATCCCGCTGCGCACGGTGCAGAACTGGTGTGCTGGAAGCCGGGACTGCCCGGCATACGTCCGCTTTTTGTTGGCTGAGCACTACAAGCTGCTGTAAAACAAAAAAATCCCCCACTTTGCCTACAAAGCACCCCGCGTGGCACGCAGGGCTTCGGCAAAGCAGGGGATTTTTTATGCTGCCAAAACGGCGAAGTCTAAAATCAAGAGCGGAACCGCCCACAGGCAATGCCGCTCTCTACAAAGGCCATGGCCTTTCAAATATCCACCCTCTTGCGCTTCTTCGAGAGGCCAGGTGGATTTGTTGAGATTATTATACCACAAATCGTGCAAAAAGAAAAGCGGCAGACCCGAAAGCCTGCCGTTTTTGAATTGTCAGAGCAAAAGCTCAAAACTAATCCCTAGACAAGGTTAGTATATCACACATTCAGCATTTTTTCAATGCTTTTCAGTCGGTATCCAATGGCCGTCCGGCTGTAATGTGTCTGTGCCGCAATGTCCGGCAGCGGAAGCCGCTCAACGTACCGCAGTAAGGCTATCTTACGGTCTACCCTCCCAAGCGGTGCGCTTTTGATAGCGGCTGTCATCTGCTGTCGGTCAAGTCCTTGCAGCGCAGCGGGCAGCACCACGCGAGCCGCCGCCACAGACAGCACCGAGCCAGAAAGGCTGCGGCAGCTGTCCCGCGTTGCGCACTCGAACAGTCACGGCACGGTAATGTCCCATTTTGCCGCCGTTGGCAAAATGGTCACACACTGCGGGCCACAAAATCGGGTACGCACGCTGATCATAATAATAGCGTGGCGTTTGCTCGTATGTAGTGCTTGCCATGATATCCTCCTTACTGCTTTTGCAGGGCTGCTCGTGCTCGGTCAAAGAAAAACTGAACGGCCTTGCTCATGGTCTCTTCCGTGATTGCCCAGCTGAACAGCTTGCCCCACCGGCTGTTGTTCAGATAGTGGCGCAGCATTTTGACACACCACGCCTTGCGCTCTGCGCCGCGCTTAGTGCCCTGAATCTCACGCTCTGCTTGGTCGATGAGGTCAAGCACCAGCGTCTTGACCGCTGCGCCGTAGCCCAGACGGATAAGCCCCAGCACAAGCGACACAGCGCCCACAACGATGAGCACAAGCGCCAGCCATGCGGGCAGCGGGGCGAGAATGGTGTTAAGAATGGTTTCCATGTGTTACTCTCCTCTCTCTTTTTCGAGATCTTCGATGCGGTGGTTTGCCACCTTGATTTGTTCTTCCAGCACCGGAATGCGCTGGGCGAAGTTGTTGTGTGCCCGGACTTCCCGGGTCAGTTCTTCCAGCTTGGTTTCGGTCACGGCCTGCTGCTTGTCCAACTTAGCGTCCATGCTCTTGTCCATGTTCTGAGCGGTGCGGTTGTTGGAGACGATCACGCCGATCAGGCTCAGACCGCCGGTGATGATTGCCACAATGATTGCTTCGCTCATGCGCCCTCCCGGAGACGGGTCAGACCCTTCTTTGCAATGATTTTGGCATAGTCCTTGTAGGGCACAGACAAGTCCACGCCGGAAATCTTGCCCGGGATCGCGTTCACAACACCGGGAATCTTGCCCTTGCTTGTGTACTGCCACAGCCCGAAACTCCATTCCGGTGTGGGCTTTTTGCTGCGGTATGCTGCCAGCCACACGTCATACTTTTTCAGCGCAGCGCCGCCCATGTACAGGTTGGTTTCACCAAAGTACAGCCCGGTGTATAGCATGGCGTAAAAGCCCCAGCGCTCCACAGTGCCCAGCGCGTGGGCTGCAATGTCCGTCAGGGTCTGCTTGTCGAGCGGTGCTTGCACATAGGGATCCTCAATGTCCACCGCCACCGGCAGCTGCACCGTCTTGCCGGTAAGCACCTTGCGCAGCAGGGCAAGTTCTGCGTCAGCCTCTGCCGTGTTGACCGCCTTGCAGTAGTAGTACACGCCGCAGGGGATGCCCAGCCGCTGGCATTCGCGGTAATTGCGCTCAAAGGTGGGGTCGATGTACGGCTTGCTGGGCTTGTCCTCTGCGCTGTTGCCCAGTGCTCGCAGCATCACACCGGAGACAAGGCCGCTTGCCTTGACCTTGTCCCAGTCGATACGCCCCTGCCAGCGGGAAACGTCCATGATAGGTCTCATACTCTGCTCCTTAATATTTCTCGCCGGTGATCTCTTCATACTCCGCTGCGGTCAGGCGGTCGCGGGCTACCAGCATTTGCAGCATGGCTTTGCTCCACATTCCGCTTTCGTAGTTCTTCTTCGCCAAAAAGTAACCGTTGCTGTGCTTAGTCATGGTATGTCCCCTCCTGTTCTGCGGTGGTTTCCTCTACCGGCACGCCCTCCAAAAGGCAGAGGAACTCTACCTTTGCAACGGCGTTGGCAAGGTCTGCCGCACGGTTTTCTTCTTCCTGCCGGGTCTTGATGCTTCCGGTGTTGTGAATAATTTCCATAGTATCCTCCTTAGCCTAACGTAGTCATTTCGCAAGCCGGGGCGCAGCGATACGCGTAGACCGCGCCCCAGTAGTTGACGCCGCCGCTGGAGTTCACGCCGAAGGCATTGCAGCCGTTGCCACGATACGCAGAGCGCAGCCGCACATGGCGGCCCACGGTACGCTGTGCCAGATCGCGGGTGATGCGCAGCGGGTAGATCTTATACAGAGCCTGCGGGGTCTTTGCGCCGGTGCGCTCTTTCCAGTACGGCCAGTAGGTGCCCTCACCGGACGCCTGCGGCGAGCAGTAGATCTCCTGCAGCGAGGGCAGGAAAATCTTGTCATAGGTCACCACAGCGCTTCCGTCATCGGTGACGTTGTTGCCGTAGGTCACGACCTTCACGCGGGTCAGCGCGTTCTTGAAGTCATCGGAGAAGCCAGCGAGGAAGCCGGGCACGGTGTCCGCCTGATCGGGCTTCATATCCCATTCATCCTGCGGAGTCCACCACCTGCCGGAAGCTGCATCGCTGTTGAGGTACTGGCGGTATGCGGACTTATACCACCGGTTGTCGCCGTAGCCAACGGAGTGCAAGCCGTTCAGATTGCCGTTGGGCTTAGCAAGAAAAGTGCCAAGGTTCATGCCAGCATCGCCAGCAGATACGTTGCAAGTCTCCAACAGTTCAGACTTCTGCTGATCCTTATAGACGTACACCTTCCAATTGGTGGGTGCGGTATCCGGGGCGTTGTAGAAGCCGGTCAGGCGTGCGCCTGCGGGGGCGTTCTTGGTCAGAGTAAACTGGTAGACGGTGCCGTTCTTGACGTTGGTGCCCCAGTCCAGACCCATCTTGACGTTGTAGGTACCAGCAGCAAGGCCGGATTCTTGCACTACATAAAAAGCCTGATATGCAGAAAACTGGATATCCTCTAGAGACGCATAGTGCATCTGCAGCACCATTGCGGGCGCGGTGGTGCCGGTCTCACCCTCGGCGATATCGTCCGTCTTTACCACGTCCCACGGGCAGTCATAGGCTTTGCCGTCCTTGCCGGTGTAGGTGTTGACCAGCTGGGTGCCGACCGGGAAAACCGCCGGTGCGTTACCAGCAGCCACCACGGCCTTGATGCCGTTATAGTCCATCTCCTCCACCACGCCGGTCTGCGCCCGCGCGATCACGCCCAGCGAGCTGGACATACCCAGCAGGGCGGCGGTCATCTGGTCAAGCTTTCTGCCGTTGTCTTTTGCGGTCTGATCCAGATAGACCGGATCGGTTACCATAGTTTCAGCCATGTGTTTTGCTCCTTTTAGGATTTAACATATTTCATGCAGACTTTGCCGTCAACCACGACAAATCCGCAGGATTCGAGGGCTGCGGTACGCGTATCCAGCGCCTGCTCTGCCTGTTCTGCGCGGGCGGTTTCGGCGGTGATGGTAGCGTCCAAGCGCTGCTCCTCGCCCTTGGCGCGGGATGCTTCAGCGACAATCCCGTCCGCGTTGGCTTTTTCAGCCGCCTTTGCCCGCTCAGTTTCTTCCGTGATTTTAGTGGATAGGGCGCTTTCGGCGGCTTGTGCGCGCTCTCCCTCAGCCGTGATGTTGTCAGCGTTGGCCTTTTCCGCTGTTTTCGCGCGGGAAATCTCCGATGCAAGGTCATCCCTTACGCTTTGGATTGCGTCACCGGTAGCCTTTGCATCCGCCGCCTTGCCGGAGAGGGAGAGGGTGGGGTCGATCGTGTTTTTAAGCTCTTCCACCGCCTGAATTGCCTGCGTCCACGATTCATTCGAGATCTGCGTGACGTAAAAAAAGCTTTGGATCTCTGCGGTGCTGTCGTAGCGGTCGTTTTTGCAGTCGCACTCGATAGGCCAGCTCTTGAGCATATAGCCTTTTCCGGTCGTCACGCAGAGCACGATGCTCACATGCCCCGGCACCTGCAACGCCTGACGCGCGATCTCGCAGGTGACAACGTTGCCGGACACGGCACACGCCGCGCGCTTGCCTGCACCATCGTTGATGGTATCGTACCAGCCCTGATTCTGGGGGCCGAAGCCGCGGTACATGATGCTGTAAGTGGCTCCTTCAGACGCAGTATACGCCTTGCCATTTTCGTATAGCGTCGCCTGAAAAAACCGGCTCTGGCTGTCGTTTTCCACCGCGCTGATGTGCTGCGGCAGACCGGGGTTGTCGAAATCAATCCTGATTTTCTGCATTTGCTTCCTCGCTTTCCTCCGGCAGCGGGCTAAAAATCAAATTTTGCCCGTCCCAGATATAGTCATTGCCGCCGTTGCTGTTGGCCGGAAAATCCTCAAAAAGCAGCTGATCCGGCGGCAGCGTTTTCGGAATAACGCTTTTCAGCGTCCAGCCACCGTTTTTTATGCGCCCGTCCGAGCACACGGTGCACTGGTATAAGTAGCCTTCTTTTTTCACGATAGCCCTCCTTACAAAAAGCCAAAAAGCTCCTGTGGAACGCACACGGCGTTGTTAGTCACCCATCCGTCAGAGCCGGGACTTTGCAAGCTAAAACTGCCGGTGTAACTTACGCCAACGACAAGCACCGTAGATATAATCGTATACTTTGATTCACGTTCCTTCCCGGGCCCAAAAACGATACGGTCCTGATAAACCGTTATGTTTCGAAAATGCGGTGTGTTCCACGCATACATAAGCGTGTAGGTCTTTCCGTTTACCGGTATGATACTGGATACTCTGCCTCCGCTGCCGCCGCCTGCAAACCATGTGGCGCCTTTTGTGCTCTCGTAGGTAATAAGGATAGCGGAGTATCCGGTAAGGTCTACATAATAGGTTTGTGCTTTAAATGTTTTAAGTGGTTCCCCGGTTCCCTCGTTTTGCCAGCTGTGGATAACCAGCTTGTTTTTGACACCGTTAAATTCAAGCCCATCTTCGTTGATCGTGTAATTGAAGCTTCCGGGCCCGAACTGGATGCCACCATCGTCCGTTTCGCCAATGTAGTCTGTTGCCACACGGCTTGCGTCAACAGCGCGGTCATTCGTGGTGCTCATGCGGTTGCGGTCTTTCACGGTGGTTCTTGCAAGCTTTTCGCTTGCCTTGCCTACATAGATCGAGGCATACCGGTCGTGCACCACGTCATAATCTGTCTTTGTCACTCTTGCCAGCGCATTCACGCCAAGGCGCAGGTAACGCACCTCTACTGTATCGCCGCGCAGAATCACCTTGTTTTTCTGGTCTTTGTACTCTACGGTTTTTTCCAGCTGCACATAGCTTACGGTCAGGCTCGGCTCTATTTTTCCGATCTGGTTCTTTGATAAAAATTCAGTAGTAGCCTTTCTCATGCTTTCGTCTGAAGGCGCTTTCTGGAAGTAGCTGGTCAGGTCAAGCGGGTAGATCTTCTGGTATCCCTCGATTTCAGATGCCTTTATGGGGTCCAGCGCGTAAAACTTTCCCTTCTGCGCGTTTGCCCAGTACGGATAGACGTGGGTGTATACGTCGTCGATGTTCTTTTCCTGCGTGGCGTCCACCAGATTCAGACCGTATGCAATGACCGCACCCCGGTTTACCTCTTCTTTAAGCCGTAGCGTGCACTTTAAGCCGTCAAACTCCCAGTAGCCAAGGTAGGTGTCTGCTACGCTGCCGCCGTTGTTGGAGAGCATCGCAGCGCGCACAGTCATGGGCTTTGTAACAGAAAACGCGGTCTCGTTGTCGTAATCTGCAGAGATCTTAAACTTGCAGTCTCCCACGATGTTTGCATTCAGCTTCTGTATGGTTTCCCTGAGCGATTTTGCACTAAACGGTTTCACAATGCAGTTGCCGAGGTCATACGAGATATGGTGCGCCGAAACCTGAAACCGTCCATTCATCGGGCGGCTGGTTCGATAGATGCGGAACAGTTGCCGGTTTTCGTAGCTGGAAGGCCGTGCGCTGATGATACGCCGCTCCAAAAGATCCTCCGCATGGATGCCGGTCACCGGGTACTGCAAGGTCAAGTCATACGTTCCGTTTTCCTCGCAGCTGACAGTGCACTCCAGAGCATCCGACAGTGTTCCAAAGCCGTAGTTTTCCGCCGAAAGTACATTTTCATCATGTAAAACAGGTTTCATAACGTCCACCACCTTGGCATGATCTTCACGGTCTGGATACCGCCGCTCCACTGGATAAGGTTTTCACCCGCTGCCAGCTCCGGCCAGATGCCGCCGGTCACTGGGTTTGCATTGGTGCCGTCCTCCAGCCATGCGTTCCACGTTTCTGCATCGCAGCACACGGTTTTATCGGCGGGCGGTTTCATGCCGAACGCTTTTCCGTTTACCGTCAGCTCGCCTTCTTCGCCGTTTCCGGTCACCTCAAAATAGGGCAGTGCCACCTGATCCAGCGGGTTCAGCAGCACCTGACCGTTCGTCATGTCCTGCAGCTCCTGCCCGGAGCGTAGGAAGTGCCGCGGATCACAGTCAAACTCCACCGTAAATCGGCCGTACTTATCCAAGATGTTGCTGGTATCGCCCATCTTTGCAATGCCGCGATAAAAATACTCCGGGTCGTATCCGTCCGATAGGGGATATGCACCCGGTGTACCGCAAAGCCACGCCTTGATGCTGCGCAGCTGCTCCGGGGTAGGGTTCCTGCCGTGGAAATACAGCTGATACGACACCGTGATATTTTCGTACTGCCCCTGATCCGCGTGCAGCTTGCCGTTCCGGCCTGCAACCTCGTACTCCTCATACTTGCGGTTCGGGGTCGGGATGCTGGGTTTGTGTTCGATATGGCAGCAGTACTCGGTGCTGCTGTGCCCGTTAAAATACAGGTACTTCTCCACTGGCTGCAGCCTCCTCGTTGATCATCTGTGTAAGTCGTGTAATGGTGTACTGGGCAAAGCGTTCCTCATCCATGCCCTCAGAGGGATACACATTGACGTTGATGCCGCCCATGCTCACCGTGCGGGAGTTGGTAGCCACCTGTGCAAAGCCGTTTGCGCTGCCCACATCGTACTGCAATTGCATCTTCAGCTTTCCGCCAAGGTCTGCGGCAGCCTCCTGCAGCAGGTAAGCGTTGTCGCGGATGCCGTCCGCCATGCCTTGAATCATATCAGGCATCCACTTCTCGTACTCCCGCAAGGGTCCTTCGTCTGGGCGCGAAAAATGCAAAAATCCTTTTATAATGTCGCCGATCCACGAGACTGCCTTTGTGATAATACCGCCACCGCCCAGAATGCCCTGTGCAAGGCCGGTCACAAGGTCAGCGCCCCAGCTTCCTGCCTCGGTGCTGATGGAAGTGCCGAGCAATTTTCCCGCGATGCCAAATATTCCACCGGCAAGTGCGCCCGCCCAGTTTCCGGTCAGTTGAAAGCCCTGTGCAGCACCGGTCAGGCCACTGATAAGCGTTCCCGGGACGTCGATGTTCTCCCAAAAACTGTCACTTGCGCGGTAGCCCTGCGCCAGATCGCTGAACCACTGCCCCAGAGGGCTTTTTGTCAGGTTGCTTGCAACCTTTTCCAGCCCGCCCAGCTTAGAATTTAGATCTAGCACAAACTTGGAAAAGCCGCCCAGAGCGCCCTCGGTGTATTTGATGCTGGTATTCAGGTCGGTAACCTTTTCGTTGACATCCGTTACAATGCCGTTGGTGTAAGTGGTGGTGCGCTCTACGGTCTGTTCCTGACCCTCCACGATGCGCTTATAGCAGTCTGTAACTACCTTTGTGGCAGATACAACAGTATCTTCCAGCTCGCCGGTCTCAGCGTTAAGCACTTTCTTGGTTTCGGTAGAGGTCTGGGCAGTCCGGCTGACGTATCCAATGGCTTCGTCTATCTCTGCCTGCGCCGCCGTCAGGGTCTCCGCACGGGTATGGACGGACTTTTTAGCGACCTCGTCTGCAAGGGAACTGGTCACTTTTTCAGAGGTCACAACGCCGTCCGTCAGGGTCTGCACCCGCTTGAACTGCGTTTCAACGCCGTTCACCATTTCCGTCCAGCTGTCCGTGATGGTCTGGACAGTTTCGGTTGTGGTGCCCTTCAGCTTCTTGGTCGTGCCATCATAAACGTTGTAAGTATTGTCAGCCGTTTCCACTGTGCGGCTGATCGCGCCTACAATGTTTTCTGTGCCCTGCAACAGCTGCTTGGAGGTGTTGGTAATGGATTTCGCCAGCTTTTTGGTGTCCTGAGCGGTTTTTGTGGTAGTCCTTCTGCCGCCAGAGCCGCCGCTGCTGCCGCTTCTACCACTGCTGCCGGAACCGTTGTAAGTAGGGACAATATAATTCGATGCGGCTTGTGCTTGTGCCTGCCGAACGCGCTCTGCATGTTTTCTTCCGCGTTCTTCTCTCGCTTTTCGCCGAGCCTCTTCAGTTTGACTTGATTTTTTCTTCTGGTCTTTTTGGTAATCCTCGTAGCTGTTGTATCCGGCGTAAGCATCTTTGCTAAGGCCTTTGTTCAACGCATAACTGGCACGATCCAAAAAATTGATCGCGGCAGCTGCAGCATTCTCAAACCCGGTTTTAAGTTCCGAAACTATCGGGATGTTAGAGGCAATTGCATCTGCCAGACCAAACCATCCACCCGTGTCATACGCTTCTGACGCGGCAACAGTAAGGTCATTCATGTGCCCGATTACGGTTTTTACTCCGTCGGTCAGGTCGCCTGTCATAAGCCCGGCAAACTGTGTGGCGTTATCTTTTAGCGTGCTCCACTGACCATTCAGCGTTTCGCTTTGGGTGCTCATGGAGTTGAAATAGCGGCCGCCCTCGTCAGCCGCCGAAATAAGTGCATTAGACAGCAAGTCATAAGTGACTGTCATATTTTGCACTTCTTCGGCAGTCTTTCCGGTGTAGTCCGCAAGAATGCCGTAAACGTCTATGCCTGCATAGGCAAACTGTTTGATATCCGCGCTGGTCGCCTTGCCCGCATTCTGGATCTGCTGCAGGTTTTGTGCCATGCGGCTCAACTCTTCATTGCCGCCGCCGGTAGCAGAAACTGCATCACCCAATGCAAGAATGGTTCTGCGGGAACTTTCGGCATCTATGCCGGTAGAAATAAGCAATTCGTTTGCTTTTACCAGACCGGCAGTATCAAACGGTGTTTTGGCAGCGTCCTGTTTGATCTCATCCAAAAGAGCAATGGCTTCTGCTTCACTGCCCAGCATATTGGTCAATGCGGTCTGGTACTGTTCCAGCTGCGCATTGTATTGCACACCGGTCGACACGACCTGCTTTCCGGCTGCAATTATCGTGCTTGAGACCTTGCTGAAGAGGTTGGCCGCAATGCTTCCCTTTGTTACTGCCGATTGCAGCCCGTCAAACATACCGCTTCCGGCATCTGTGTTTGTAAGGCCGTCCAAGCTTCCTTTTGCGTCATCTGCTTTAGACGCGAACTCTCCAAGGCCGTTTTCTGCATCGCGCAGGCGGCTTTTTAAGGTTTCCAACTCCGCATTCGTCTTATAGACCGCAGTCCGGTAAGCTGATGCCTGTGTGCTTGCGCTGCCATATTTTTCAGTGGCCTGCAGCAGCATACTCTTCTGGGCATTCATAGCATCCGTCTGCGCAGCGATCTGCTTGCGCAGCACCGCCGCCACCGAGGATGCGCGCTGTTCTGCGGAGGTGTTCTCGTCCATAGACGCCGTGGTATACTTCAGCTCAGCGGCATACTCTTTCTGCCGGGCAATGATGTTTTGCATCTGCTGCCGGTATTCTTTTTCGCCCTCAACGCTTATTTTGGGGCCAATGTCCGTTTTTGCCATGCGTTCTCACCTCCTTACCGTATTTTTTCCAGATCGTCCACGGTGGCGTAGAGCTTCTGGTTTGCGCCGTTTTCTATCTGCATACACGCCATATAATCCAACATACGGCCCACTGGGCACGAATGCACCTGATGCTCATTCATGCCCAGTTTGCGGCCGTAAAACAGAAACCATGCTCTGTTAAGCTGTATCACATGGCGCTTTCCGCGTTTTTTGCGCTGTTGTCCGGTTCAGTCTCCACCTCGCGGCCGGAACCGCGCGCGATTGCGGCAACGCAGTCGTTCCACAGTGCGCGGCATTCTGCCCACGTCATACTCTTTTCCAGCTCAGCAGCAACAGGGAAGTCCGGCAGGCTCTGCGCCATGTCCTGAAACTCCTTGTCGTTGGATTCTGCCGCCATCTCCCGCACATAGTCCCGGCCTGCATCCGCAAGCACGGGCGCAATGGTCAGTGCCGCCTTTGCAAGGTCGGCGACGCGGCCGGTTTTTGCGGCTTCCTTGGCAACGCCAAAAATATTGTCCACCGAGCCGTAAGTGCCCTCCAGAACGGAAAGCGCCTTAATGGTCATGCACATGGGGTACTCATCATCCTTGACGTGCGCGAATACAATGTACTTGTCCTCGATCATGCTGCACCTCCCAGTGCCTTCTTGATAAACGCAACCGCCGCTGCCTCGGTGTCAAACTCCTTCTTGGGGATGATCTTCCACCGGTTCATGGCGCTGTCATCGCGCATGATGCTGAAGTCCAGATCCTGGGTCTGCCAGTCGATCTGCTCGCCCTGCGTCTCGGCATCGTCTTTGGGCACCTTGAAGCGGATCTTGCACAGGACGATTGCCTTCCACATGCTCTTGCCGTCCTTCTGCACCTTCTTGACTGCGCCCAGCCCCAGATAAGGCGGCTCCATAGATGCGCCGTACTCGTAGGTCTCCACCGCGGTGCCCTCGTCCGGCGTTACGGAGTTGCCGGTTTTCAGGCCCATAATGAAGGCCTCTTCCTCTGCGGTCAGGCCGTCCACGGTGCAGGTGCCGCTGCCATCGGTGAAGGCAGAACCGGTCTCGGTTTCCGCCAGCCGGTCATCGGCGTAAAATTTGTTGTCATCACTGGTGGAAATATCGGTGCTCATGCTCACCGAGCGCCCCAGCTTGCGCACGCCGCTGTAAGTCACGGTGCCGCCATCGGAAGCGTAAGTAGCAATATGCACATTGGAAAAACCAGTAGTTACCATGTGTTTTCTCCTTTCATACAAAAAAGCAGGGTGTCCACTGTGGACACCCTGCGCAGGTTATTTGTCGATCGTTTCTTTTATCTTTTTTTCAACAGCCTGCCCCATGGCGGCTTCCGTTTCTTTTCGTCCTTTTCGGACGGAAGGAGCAACAAACGGAGTTGCCACCCAAACGCTTGTGCCGCCTTCTACGCAGCGGGCAATCAGCGCATTCGGCTGTCCTTTCGGATGCCCTTTGGTCTGGATGCTGTTGTATCCGTTGAAGCCAAGCTTTGTATTCCACGCATAATTTTCATGGCTGAATTTTGCAATGCCGAACCCTTTTTTCAGGTCATCAGCCTGCTGTTGGCTTAATCCGTTCATGGGCGGTCCATTGGGGTGGGCATAATACTGCTCCTGCCCGGACGGCAGGCTGTGAATCGGAATCGTGTCAACGGCAGCTTTGATTTTGTCACCCATGACTTTTGCACCGGCATAAACGCCGGCTTTGCATACATCATCGGTGCTTTGGTTCAGCTTCTGAAGCTCTTTCATGTAAGCATCCAGCCCTTTTGCTTCGATCCTAGCCACAGCCAGACACCTCCCACCGCCAGCGGTAATGCCAGATTTTTGTATCAGCTTCATACATGGGTTGAAGCCTCTCCCACGCGATATGCTCGGAATCGTCAAAAGATTTTTCCAGCGCTTCGCACCACGGGTCGAACTCCATCGAGGTAAACAAGTCTGTCGTGCCGATCATGGCACGTTCGATGTGCTTGTCGTCCGCAATGAGGTCGTTTGGTACTTCTTCCTGCCAGACGAAATACCGCTTGGACTTCATCCGCCCGCCGTGGCTTACACGGTCTGTAACAGCTGTGTGGGCAGCAATGATGCACTCATACCACGTCATCCTTGGTGCCCTCCTGCAAGCTGTTGTCATAGTCATGTTCCACGGCACGCAACGCCAGATCCAGCGCAGGGGGCCAGCTTCGAACGGCCTGTACCGTGTCGATGCGGTAGTGCCTGCCGTCCTCGGTCTGGGCTTCGTCCTGGCTGGAAATAGCGATGCTCTGCGGTGCCGGCACGCGGATTACCCGGACGACCTCCGCCTGATTCTGACGGCTCAGGTACAGCCGGTTGATGCCAAGGCGCTGCTCCTCGTACCGCAGGGTGCACTTTGCCGTGCACTCCACAACAGGGGAGTGCCCGACCGGTGCGGCATCCCGGGTGGAAAATATCTGCACGACCCCGCTGTTGAAGGTCTGGCTGACCTCCGTGTCAGGGCGGGTCGGGCTTTTGCGTGTTCTCTGCAAAATCATTCACCAGCCTTTCGTTTCTCGCCGCAAGCAGCAGGTGCAGATAATTGTGCTCAAAAATATCCGCTGCGCCGTCGCGGGTGTAGCGCACATAGTCCATCAGCAGCGCGCGGGCAAGCCCGGGCTGTGTGTAGTCCTGCGCTGTGCCGATCTTGCTATCCAGATAGAGCATACCGGCTACTGTGATGTCCCAGATTTTCTTATCCAGTGCATCATCCGACCATGTGATATCAAGATAGTTTTTGATATCCGGCAGCAGCGCAGTGTCATACATCCCGATCATGGTCAGGACTTGGTGACCGTGACGGTGTAGGTCTTGACGGTCTCACCGTCCGCAGCGGTCACGGTAATGGTCACGGTGTTACTGCCGTCGCTCCAGGTCGCAGGCTTGCCGTTCTCGATCTCCTTGCCGTCCACTTCCACCTTGACCTTGGCGCCAGCGTTGGCGGGGGTCGCGGTGATGGTGTTGGAGGCTGCCGAGGTAGTCGCCGTATAGGTCACATTGCTGGAGGTAAAGCCCGGGGTCAGGTTCAGGCTGCCCAGCTTCAGGGCGCTCAGGCTTGCATCATTGGATGCGGCAGGCGCGGGAACGGTAGTAACGCGGTAGGTCATGGGCTGCAGGCCGGTAATGTCCAGATTCAGGAAGGCGTTGTTGTCCACGGGGAAGCCGTTGGCATACAGCTTGATCAGATAGACGCGCTCGTCCTCGAGGAAGTGGTAATCGTCGCTGTACTCGATGCGGCCGTTCTTGTTCATGCCGACCGGTGCAAAGTACAAACGACCGATACCGAACACAGCCTGACCACGCGGCAGCGCAGCGGTCTTGATGACGGTCAGGGGAACAGGGAAGATGTCGTTGCGGTAGGTGCCATCCGGGGCACGCACGGTGGTTGCAGGCATCACGCGCAGGTAGTAATCCTGCGGGTTGACCAGCAGGATCAGATCATCCGGGTCACGATCCTTGCCGTTGGCAGTCTTGCCCAGCATGGAGATCAGGTTGCCCATCGTGGCAGGCTCGAAATCGCTGACCTTGACCTTTGCCTTCTCAGGATAGGTCTTGCCGCCGATCACGGCAACATCGTCGCTCACATCGCGCACCATGCCAATGGGCTGATCGTTGCCGTCGCCCATGACAATGCCCTCTTCCAGACCGTTCGCCAGAGCTTCAGCCAGAATTGCGCGGATGTAGCGGTCCAGCCACTCAGGGCCCAGATCCAGCTGCGCCTTGCAGACAGGGATGAACGCAGACAGCTTGTACAGACCTGCATCCACTTCCTTAAAGCCGGAGGTCAGCTCTTCCACGATCTTGGCGCACAGCTTGCCCCACTTGGCCTTGTGGATGCCGTCGGTGTTCAGCATCATGCGGATCGCGCCGCCGGTGGGAGTAAACTGGATTTTACTCAGCAGGGGGTGCTTGGATGCCAGATCGTCCATCACGCGGCTGATAACCGTCTGCGGGAACACAACGGTCACGTTCTCCAGCGCCTGCTTGGGGTTGTCGGCGCGCATGGCCTTCTCCACGGCCTGATAGTACTCGCGCTCGTCGTTGGTCAGCTGGCGCACGCCGCGGGCATACAGGACGGAATTGTCCAGCTCCTGCTTCATGCCGTCCAGCTGCTGCTGGTACTCCTCGCGGTTGATGTCGCCCACGGTCTGGAACATCTGCAGGAAGGTGTCAGTCACAGCATTCTCGTCGTTGCTCTTGTAAGCATCGTGCAGCTTCTGGCGCAGATCGTTCAGCTTCTGATTGTTCTTGTACAGTTCAGAAAGATTCATGTTGATTTCTCCTTTTTGGTATTTAAAAAGCAGCACCCCCCACGAAGGAAGTGCTGCTTTACGGCTTATTTTCAGATATTGCAAAGCATCTGCATCAGGCTGAGCCTTGCGGGCGGTTCTTCGGGCTGCGGTTCAGCGGGCGGCTCTACAGCCTCATGCGGCACCATAAGCTGCTGCACGATCAAGCCGCGCACGCTCTGGGACACGCCGGAAGCGTCGCCGGTTTTGCGGATGCTGGTTGCGATGCCCTTTTCCAGCATAGCGGCAGGGGAGTACCACGCCTTACTGTTTACAAGGTCGCGGGCGGCCTGCTCCTCCATGCCGGCGTTCGTGAATGCCCCCAGCCCGATTTCGGTCAGCTGGTCCAGTGCATCCGCCGCGCTGCGCAGATCCTCGGCGTAACCGGCTGCAAGCTGGCTTGCCGGGTGAAAGTAAAAGGCGCTCACATTGCTGGCGATACGCTCCTGACCAGCCAGAAACGGATAAATGGCAGCGCTGGCAACAAAACCGTCCGCATAGGACGTGACCCGCGCACGGCTGCTTTGCAGTGCGTTGTAGATCGCCCATCCTTCGGAAACGTTGCCGCCAAAGCTGTCGATATGCAGATTGATCTCGGCTGCATCAGGGATTTTCTTCAGCTGCTGGACAAGACTGTGCCCGCTGGTCTCCTGGCTGGCTTCATCGGCGTATCTTGTGATATCGCCAAAGATATAGATATCCGTCTGCTCGCCAAACTGCTGGATATCAAAATAGGGTTTCGGCATATTATTCCTCCTTCGGGTTGCTTTCCGTGGCGGCGTCCCTTGCAACGGTCTCCACGGTAGCGATATTTTTGGTCATCCAGTGGATGTTAGCCCATTCATCAGGCAGCGGCGCGCCGCCGGTGGCCTCGCGCAGCTCGTTGATGCTGTATGCGGCGCTCTCAACGATTTTTTCAATGTTCGCCGCGTTGGAGAACATATCAAAGTGCTGGATGGTGGAGGTGTCCGCATATACGCGGTCTCCGCGCAGCCAATCCGCCTTGGGAATCAGCTTCCGGCTGAACTCCTTGCTGATCTGCGCCGCCAGCGGGTCGATGCCGGTGGTCAGCCAGTGGGTGATAATGTCGTTGATGCCCGCCACATCACCCTGCACAAGCACGGGCGGGATGCCCAGTCCGCGCGCGGTAAAAGAAAAAATGTCATCAAAAAGGGCTTTGATGTCCCGCGTGTCCTTTGTGCCGGTGCCGTTGTTCATCAACTGGAACTCGTAGCCGTCAAATTCCGGCAAGATACCGGTGCCGGATTCCAAAAACGGTTTATAACTGCTTTCCAGCATAGCAGAAAACTTTTTCTCAAAATCGTCTTGACCGTTGGCAACCTGCGTGACGTGCACCTTCATGTGCTGGCCGTTGTTCCAGACATTGCTCTTAATGCTGGACTGCACCAGATTCTTGTAGCTTTCATACAGAGCGTCCACAACTTTTTTTGCGTCATCGTTGTTTAAGGTCAGATGCAGTACCTCACGCTCTTTTAGGTCGCGGGTATACGACTGCTGCCCGACCTGTATCTGTCGGTATACATTTTCCTGTGTGGGGATGTACTCCGGCTTTGTCCAGCTGTCTGCAACCACCAGCTCGACGTTGCCCCCACGCGGAATTGGGATAACAAGCGCTTCGTTTTTGGCATAAAGCTTGTAGATCACTTTTTTCCAGAACGCCGTGCTGTTTTCGTTGACGTTCGGCTCTACGTTCAGCAGATAGTAATAATCTGATTTGACCGGTTGCCCGCGCTCGAACGTCTTAAACTCGCAGTTTGCAATCGCGTTCGCAATCAGGTTTACGCAGCAGTTAAATGCAAGGTCACGCAGCTGGTATTCCTGCCAGTAGCCAAGCATTTCGCAGGTCAGGTCATCGCCGTTCAGCAAAAAATCATGTGCGGAGATCTTCTGCTCGGGCGGTGAAAACCCGAAAAACTGTTTGATTTTCTCAGAAAAAGACATTGTTTTTCTCCTTCCGGCAAGTTACCGGCAAGTTACCAGCAAAATGCTCCGATCTTTGGCAGCTGCACCTGACCGGTGCCCAAATCACTTTCCACCGTCATGGCTGCCGCCAGCGCCATGAACGGGTCTGTTTTTCGGCTTTTGCCCTCAATTTTGGCGTAAATGAAGTTTCCGGTATCCACACCCTGACTTCGGCTGCTGCGCACGCGCTTTGTGTTGTTGACCGCCCAGCGCAGATGCGGCACATCGCCCCAAGTAAACAGGTTGCGGTTAAAGCAATCCTGTATCACTGGGTCAACCTGCATAATGTCGCTGGGGCGTACCAGCTTCACCCGGTTTTTATCCTTCGCGTCAAAACCGATACTTTGCAGTGCTTCTGCCATCATGGTGTAACGGAAATGGTCAAGCGCCACTTTTTTTACGGTGTATTTTCGTCCGGCTTCCCGGATGAAATCCGTCAAAAGATACGGCGAGATGCTTACATCGTCCACATAGGTGCAGTCTCCGTTTTCGCACCACGTTCGCCATGGGGCTTTTACCCGGGGCAGGGTCTTGCTGTTGGCGCAGATCCATGCGTGATTGATATCATAGCGCTGGTCTCCTTTGCGGAAATGCAAGTCTACCGCCGCCCAGTCATCCAATTCCGCGTAGTCGATTCCCACAGTGCAGCTCCAGCCGGCCATATCCGGCAAGGGGCGGTTTGCGGCTAAAGTGTTTTCGTATTCGGTCACTTTGTTTTCTCTAATGCGGTACCGGATTCCCATGCGCTTCGTCATAAAGTCGCCGTTTTGCTCCGGGCGTTCCAGCCAATCGCGGTACTCGTCCCGGATTTCCTGCATTAGATGCGGCAGATAGGGCAGGGAAGGGTTTGCCATGCACCAATTGTTTTCATCGTGCACCTCGTCCTTGGTGTTCAGGCAGCAGATGAACGGCAAAAAGCCTTCATCCGGTTCGCCCTCAAACAAAATGCGCCGACCACGGGCAAGGTAATCGTCCAAAGGACCGTCCGATACATCGCCGTTGGATGTAAAAAAGCCAACGCGAGGTTCTGCAACCTTGCCTTGGCCGGTGATAAACACTTTGATATTGTCGTAATTCTGGTACTGATGTACCTCATTAAAAATAACCGCACCGGAACGCATACCATCGCGCCCCTTGGGGTTATTGGTTCTGCCTTTTACCTCACCCAGATTCTTGCGGCCCTGCAGCACCTCTTTTGTGTGATAGTAAAATCGTGAAAGCTTGGCTTCCCACTTCGGGTTTTCCAGCGCCTCCACAATGTCCTTCACGGGGGTAACAGCCTGCTCCTCGTTGTTGGCGCAGATATCCACGTTATAGTGCGGCACCGGGTTGTATGGGCTGATCAGCGCCGCCGAGGAAATGGCAATCACGCCATCCTTGCCAGCGCCGCGCCCGACCATGGCAAACAGTGTCTTGAACCGAGGGCTCCCATCTTTGCGATAGGTGCATAACCAAAGCCCCAGTGCAAAGGTCTGCCACGGAAAAAGGCGGTCATAAGGAAAATACCGGGCGATGCGGAAGTATTTCCGCATACGCTCGGTATCCACATAAATATCTTCTGTCGCAAAAACGCGCCGGATCAGTGCAACAAGGGCGTGCTGCTCCTTGCAAGCACGCGGAGCATTGTTCTCCACCTGCTCAATGTACTCCAAGATCTCCGGGGGAATGTTACAGATCATTGTCCTCGTCGGGCTTTACCGCCTTAAACTTGAACGTCTGCACGACCCGCAGCAGCGTTGATACGGTGGAGTTGGCTGCGCTGGCAGTCTGGTTGTAGACCTGAATAGAAGGGTTTGCTACTTCAATTTCCGCGCCGCGCGGGGTGGTCTTTACCACGGTAAGACCGCGCTCGTTTATGTCGTTTTGCGCCTGATCCAGAAGATCTATCTGCATAACATAACGGTCCAGCGTGGAGCGATACAAAAAATTTGTATCGCAGTTTGCTTCCTTTGCCGCCTGCTCGATCTCCGCCAGCTCCATCCGGTATTTTTCGCTGGCGGTGGCCGGTGTTTTTCTTTTTCCCATCACGA